TTGGACATTGATGACAACGAACCGCCGCCCGCTGGTGAGACGCCAGCACCGGGCGAGGGCGGGCAATCTGCTGCGCCATGTGGCGTGCAAGCCGCTGAGGGTGAGCCCCGTTCCGAAGAAAATTTCTCCCCCGAGCAGCGCTGGACGGCCCGCATCGCCTATGAGCATCACGGGCTTGCCACCGGCCAGATCGCCCGGCTGATCGGCACGCAACGGGCCAAGGTGGAAGCCTGGCGCATTGCCGGGGATTGGCAGGCGCGCATGCCTGCAGAATCTGAAACGGCGACCCGGACGGTGACCGCCGAGCTTGCCCGCGAAACGATGGCCGCCATCCGCCGTGATCTGGCAGCTCTTGGCCGGGAAGCGAAGGAAGCCAACACCGCGGACATTGAAAAACGGGCACGCGCCCATCTGGCACTGACAAAATCGGTGCGCGATCTGGAGGCAATGGTGAAGGATTTGGAACAGACCGCCGATGCCGGACGATATCCGACGGATGTTGTGGAATTCCGCAGCGAGCTTGAAAGACGCATTGCTGCAATTGCCGCACAGGCAACAGCGCCTTGCCCTGATTGACAGCCTTTCGCCTGGCTGGCGCGAAATGTTTCACCGCGACTGGCCGGTCTTTCTTCATGACCCCCAGCGCCCGCCGGAGGGGGACTGGCGCACCTGGCTGGCTCTTGGCGGTCGCGGGGCGGGCAAGACGCGCACGGGCGCTGAATGGCTGACCGGCATCGTGCATGAAGATCCTCATTATCTGGCCGACAGCGCCGGGCGCATCGCCCTGATCGGTGAAACCTTTCAGGATGTGCGCCAGGTGATGATCGAAGGCCAGTCCGGCCTGCTTTCAGTGCAGCGAAAGGATCGCAAACCGCAATGGATGCCCTCCCGCCGCCTGTTGCAGTGGCACAATGGCGCCGTCGCACAGGTCTTTTCGGCAAACGATCCCGACGGGCTGCGCGGCAACCAGTTCGGTTTGGCCTGGTGCGATGAACTTGCGAAGTGGCCCTATCTTGAAGCCACCTGGAACATGCTGCAGTTCTGCCTGCGGCTGGGCGCTTCGCCCCGGCAACTGGTCACCACCACGCCGCGCCCCCTGCGGCTGTTGAAGAAGCTGGTTGCCGATCCAAATACCGCGGTGACGCGGTCGGCGACGCTGGATAACCGGCACCATCTGGCCAGCAGCTTTCTGGCCTTCGTTACCGGCGAATATGGCGGTACCCGGCTTGGCCGGCAGGAAATAGAAGGTGAAATCATCGAACAGGCGGAAGGGGCGCTATGGCGCCTCGATGCGATCGATGCGCTGCGGCTGAAGCATGCGCCGCCGCTGATGCGCATCGTCATCGCTGTCGATCCGCCGGCGTCTTCGTCGCAGACATCCGATGCTTGCGGCATCGTTGCCGCCGGAAAGGCCGCAGATGGCATTTGCTACGTGCTGGCCGATGCCACCCTTGAAAGCGCCCGCCCGGAAGAATGGGCCAATGCCGTTGCCTGCCTCTATCGCCGCCTTGATGCCGATTGCGTCGTGGCGGAGGTCAACCAGGGCGGCGAGATGGTGCGCAGCGTGCTGATGCAGGCGGACGCGTCCCTGCCGGTGCACATGGTGCGCGCCAGCCGGGGCAAGTGGCTGCGGGCCGAACCCGTTGCCATGCTCTATGCCCGCGGCAGGGTGCGCCATGCCGGCACCTTCCGGCAGCTGGAAGACCAGATGTGTGACTTTACCGCCGACGGACTTGCCGGTGGACGCTCGCCAGACAGGCTCGATGCGCTGGTCTGGGCGCTGCACGAACTGGTGCTGAAAAACCGTGGCGAACCGAAAATCCGCGCCACCTGAAAACACGGGAAATCTGATGAATGCTCTGACGACCTGGCTTCGCCGGCCCGGCTGGCTGACACGCCGCCATGATGATCCCCGGCTGGAAACCAAGCAGGCGATTAACCCGCTGATCGCGCTGCAGGGCCTTGCCGAGGCAAGCTGGGGCGAAGGCAGCTATGCCGGGCTTTCCCGCGACGGCTATCTCGCCAATCCCGTGGTGCATCGCTGCGTGCGCATGATCGCCGAGGCAGCCGGCTCCATGCCATGGCTGTTGTATGAAGCCGGGGAGGAGTTGCAGACCCATCCGCTGCTCGATCTGCTCAACCGGCCCAATCCCTGGCGTCCCGGCGCTGCGTTTTTCGACAGTCTTTATTGCGGCCTGCTGATCGCCGGCAATGCCTATGTGCAGCGCATCGATCTTGAAGGCCAGCCCCGCGAACTGCACCTGTTGCGCGCTGACCGCATCTCGCTGCTCAACGGGGAAGATGGCTGGCCGGAGACGTATGAATATGCTGTCAACGGGCGCAAGACCCGGTTTGAAGCCGGGGGCGCCAATGCGCCCTTGCTGCACCTGTCGCTATATAATCCGCTCGATGACTTTGAGGGAACCTCGCCCCTGCGGGCAGCCCACATGGCGCTTGAAATTCACAACGCGGCAAGCCGCTGGAACAAGGCTTTGCTCGACAATTCGGCGCGCCCTTCCGGCGCGCTGGTCTATTCGGGCGCTGAAAACACCAACCTGACCGACGAACAATTCGAACGCCTGAAGGGTGAACTGGAAGATGGTTATACGGGCGCCAACAGGGCAGGGCGGCCAATGCTGCTGGAAGGCGGCCTGGACTGGAAGCCGATGGGGTTCAGCCCAAAGGACATGGATTTCATGGATGCCCGCAACGGCGCAGCGCGAGACATAGCGCTGGCCTTTGGCGTGCCGCCCATGTTGCTCGGCATACCGGGCGATAACACCTATTCCAACTATCAGGAGGCAAACCGCGCCTTCTGGCGCCAGACCGTTCTGCCGCTGGTGCTGCGCGTTGCCGCCGCGCTGCAGAACTGGCTGGGCCCCGCCTGGGCAGAGGGTCTTCGGCTCGATGTGGACCGCGACGCCATTGAGGCGCTTTCCGCGGACCGCGACGCCCTGTGGAAGCGGGTCAATGAAGCGCAATTCCTCAGCGACGACGAAAAACGCGAGGCCACGGGGTATGGCAGACTGGATGACGATGCCGCGCTTTGATGTTTCCCTATCATGGCTGCCTGCAGAACTGCCCGAACAGATATTGCTCTGGATGGCGAAGGCGACCGGCGCGGTCCTCGGATCGGCAATTTCCATTGCCTATGTGTTGCCGAGAGGCCGGCGCGAGGCAGCCGTGCGGTTTTTGACGGGCGTTTCCGTTGGCATTGTGTTCGGCCCGGTGGTCAGCACCAGCCTTGTCCGGCGGCTGGGTCTCGAAGACGGCCTTTCACGTTTTGAAGTGGCACTGATGGGTGCTGCAGGTGCCAGCCTCGCCGCCTGGTGGGCACTGGGCGCGCTACAGCGGTTTTTCGACACGCGCTTTGTGCGGCGCGGCAAATAGTTCCAAATCACGGAGTTCTGCATGAAACAGGATCGCCTGCTCGATCTGCGGGAGATGAAGCGTGTCCCCGCCGATATGGGAAGCGTGCGCCTTGATGGCACGTTCGAGGGCTATGCCAGCATTTTCAACGAGGTCGATCTCGGCAACGATGTGGTTGCCCCGGGTGCCTTCACCGCTTCGCTTGCGCAGCGCGGGCCTTCCGGCATCCGCATGCTCTTTCAGCACGATGCGGCTGAACCCATCGGCACCTGGGAAAAGGTTGAGGAAACACCCCAGGGTCTGAAGGTGCGTGGCCGCCTTGCCCTGGCAACCCAGAAGGGCAGGGAAGTGCACGAGTTGATGCGCGCGAGTGCCATCGACGGGCTTTCCATCGGTTTTCGTACCATCCGCGCCCGCCAGGACCGCACCACCGGCGCGCGGCGCATTCTTGAAGCCGATCTTTGGGAAATCTCCGTCGTCACCTTTCCCATGCAGGAAAGCGCCCGCGTCGATAACGTCAAACGGGTCTGGCCCGGCCTGAACCAAGACCCGGCCCTTCCCTCCATTCGGGAATTTGAGCGCTGGCTCGTGCGGGATGCCGGGCTTTCGCGCAGCGATGCCAGACGGGTGATCACCAAGGGCTATCGCAACTGCCTCAACCGGCGCGATGCGGCTGGCAGCTCACCGGGCATGCCGTCAGGCGATCTGGCAGCGCACATTCGTGCTGCCGCCTCGCTTCTGCACAACGGCGCCCGCCACACCAACCCACAAGGATGTTGATATGAAAACCAGGAAAACAAACGGAAAACCTGCCGGTCCGGCCCGCAAAGCCGGGACCGGGATGAAAGCGGCGCCTGAAATCAAGGCCTTCTCGCGCAAGGACGAGGCGGTCGCGGCTGTGCCTGTCATTGCCGCTCAGCCGCAGGCTTCCCCCGCCCAGGACGTTGCCGAAGCCTTTGACGAATTCATGCTTGCCTTCGAAGCATTTCGTCAGGCAAACGACGAGCGGCTGGCTCAGGTCGAAAATCAGGTTGGCGCCGATCCGCTCACCACCGAAAAGATGAACCGCATCAACACCGCGCTTGATGAGCACAAGCGGGTGATGGACCACCTGTTGCTGAAGCAGCAGCGCCCCGGTGCGCAACGCAGCGGTGCACTCACCCTTGCCGGCATCGAGCACAAAAACGCCTTCGAGGGCTATGTCCGCAAGGGCAATGAGACCGGTCTTCGCCGCTTCGAGGCAAAGGCGATGTCTTACGGCTCCGACCCCGATGGCGGATTTCTCGTGCCCGATGAAACCGCGCAGGAAATCGGCCGCCGCCTGGCAAACATCTCCCCGGTCCGCTCCGTTGCTTCCGTGCGCACGGTGTCTTCTTCCATGTACAAGAAGCCCTTCGCGGTCACTGGCCCTGCTACCGGATGGGTCGCCGAAACTGACGTTCGCGCCCAGACGGCAACGCCTTCTCTTTCCGAACTGCAGTTCCCCACCATGGAACTTTATGCCATGCCGGCGGCAACCTCGACCCTGCTGGACGATGCCGCAGTCAACATCGACGAGTGGCTGGCCCAGGAGGTGGAGATCGCCTTTGCCGAACAGGAAAGCGCAGCCTTTATCAATGGCGATGGCGTAAACAAGCCCAAGGGTCTGCTCGACAATCCCGCCGTCGATGAAGGCGCCTGGAGCTGGGGCAATCTCGGCTATGTGGCAACCGGCGCCGATGGCGATTTTGCAGCATCCGATCCTTCCGACACGCTGGTCGATACCATCTATGCGCTGAAGGCCGGCTACCGGCAGAACGCCAACTGGATGATGAATCGCCGCACCCAGGCGGAAATCCGCAAGCTCAAGGATGCCGACGGAAACTATCTGTGGCAGCCACCGGCTGCCGTCGGGGAAAAGGCCATGCTGATGGGCTTCCCCGTGCTTGAGGCTGAAGACATGCCGGACATTGCCAGCGACAGCCTGCCGGTTGCCTTCGGTGACTTTGCCCGTGGCTATCTGGTGGTGGACCGCGCCGGTGTCCGGGTTCTGCGCGACCCGTATTCTGCCAAGCCTTATGTCCTGTTCTACACCACCAAACGTGTCGGTGGCGGAGTCCAGGATTTCGACGCCATCAAGCTCGTCAAGTTCGGTACCGCCTAAGTCCTCCCCTCCCGGGACTTTTCACAGGCCGCCCCCTCCAGCGGCCCGGTACCGTTCGGCCCTGCTCCGGAACCGCCCACTGTCCCATGACAGCCGGGGCAGGGCCATTTTCTTTTCTGCAGGAAGTTTTACATGGCAATCACACGCCTTTCAGCGCCGCTTGCGGCGGTTTTGACGCTTGAGGAAGTCAAACGGCATCTGCGCATCGAGCACGATGACGACGATGCCTATCTGACGGATCTCATCGCCCAATCGACCGATCACCTTGAAAGCATTTCAGGCCTGCGGCTGATCACCCAGACCTGGCGGCAGTATCTGGATGCAATGCCCAAGGGACGCTGCCTGCGTCTTGCCGTTCAACCGGTGCAGTCGATCATGGAAATGAGGGTATATGGGGAGACGGGCAGTCCGCAGACGGTATCGCCTGTCAATCTGGAGCTTGACCGGGTGTCCAGCCCGCCGCGGCTGGTGGTGCATGAGGCAGTTCAGCCCGCAAGGGCCGTCAACGGCATCGAGATCGACATGGAAGCAGGCTTTGGTGACACACCGGCCGATATACCCGACAGCCTGCGCCGCGCATTGCTGCTGCTTGTTGGCCATGCCTATGAGTTCCGGGGCGCCGTTCCCCTGGAGCAGCAGCCGGCGTGCGAACCGCACGGCTTTCGCACCCTGATCGCACCCTTTCGGGGGATCGGGCTTTGAACGGCCATGCCTTTCTGCAGGCGGGCAGTTTTTCCGTCCGCCTGACGCTGCAGCAGCGCCAGGAAACCGACGATGGCGCCGGGGGCTTTGCTTCGCTGTGGCAGAATCTGGACCCGGTTTGGGCCCGCATCATCCCGGTCGAGGGGATCGTTGCCCATTCCGCCGCCAATCTCGGCCATGCCATTACCCATTGGATTTACATTCGGATGAACAATTCTGTCCGCCCCGGCATGCGGTTCGTCAAGGGTGCCCGCATCTTCGACGTCGATACCGTCCACGACCCCGACGAGACCGGGCGCTATCTCGTCTGCAAGGTGGTGGAACGTTCATGAAACCGGCTTATCGCATCACCGGTAATGATCTGCAGGACCTGCTGAAGCGCCTTGCAAGGCAGCCTGAAACGGTTTCGCACCGCAAGCCCGGCAGCCGCAATGGCGAACGTCCGGACCGGGCAGCGCGCAGGCGTGTTCCTACCAGGCAGGGAGCCGGAAAATGACGGCCGCGCTCGAACTCCAAATGGCTATTGTTTCGGCCCTTCGACAATCTACCGCCCTCACCGCCTTGCTGGGCGGAGCGCATATCTATGACGATGTGCCCGATGCCCGCCGTCCGCCCTACGTGGTGATCGGTCCGGTCGAAACCCTCGATTGGAGCACATCGACGGAAGCAGGCGAAGAGCATTTCATCGACGTGGCCATCTGGTCGCTGGCCAATGGCCGCAAGGCTGTGGTGTCCATGGCAGCCGAAATCAGAACCACTCTCTCATCGTTGCCGCGAACCCTTGCCGGACACGTCCTTGTCAACCTCACCCATGAATCAACCCGCAGCCAGGCCGGGTCAAACGACCGGCACTTCAGGGCGGTCGTGACCTTTCGTGCGGTGACCGAGCCTTTGACCTGACCGCAATTGCACCAAGGAGCCTGAACCATGACTGCTCAAAGAGGCAGAGACCTGCTGCTCAAAATCGACGATGGAACGGGAACCTTCGTCACCGTCGCCGGCCTGCGCTCCCGCCAGATCGCGCTCAATGCCGAGACGGTCGACATCACCGATTCTGAGTCTGCCGGGCGCTGGCGCGAACTGCTGTCCGGTGCAGGCCTTAAGCGGGCATCGATCAACGGCTCCGGTATTTTCAAGGATGCTGCTTCCGATGCCCTGGTGCGGGAGGTGTTTTTTGATGGCACGACACCAATCTGGCAGATCATCGTGCCGGATTTCGGAGAACTCGCCGGTCCCTTCCAGATTACCGCCCTTGAATATAGCGGGCAGCACAATGGCGAGGTTGCCTTCGAACTGGTGATGGAGTCGGCCGGCCAGATCCTGTTCGAGGCTGCATAATGACCAACCGGCATCGCGGTGAAATCGTGGCGGAACTCGATGGCCGCCGCTGGACCCTGTGTCTTACGCTCGGTGCATTGGCCGAGCTTGAAACCCACTTCAAGGCCGCAAGCCTTACAGAACTGGCGCAGGCCTTTGCCGGCCGTCCGCTGTCTGCCGGTGATCTCATTGCCATTCTGGCGGCCGGCCTTCGCGGTGGCGGCCATGATCTTGCCGATGAGGACGTTGCCGAAATGCGTCACGGCGAGGGGCCAGAAGGCTTCGCCGGCATCGTTGCCGAATTGCTGCAAGCGACCTTCAGAACAGGAGCGGCGAAAGGTTCACCGGATGATGCCGGCGCAAAATGATGACTGGTGGGCGTCGGCATTCCGCTTTGCCGTGCTTCAGGCTGGCCTTGCGCCGGGCGAGTTCTGGCGCCTTAGCCTTGCGGAACTGGCAGCACTTGCCGGAACGCCAGGAGCGCCTGATCTGCCCAGCCGCAAAGCGCTGGAAGATTTGATGCAGGCCCACCCCGATTTGCCGACCGCCAACCCCAAGCGCCAGGACACGCTCTAGATGCCTGAAAGCCGTCAAACCCCGGACCGCTATCAAACCCCGGACCGCTATCAAACCTATGTCGTCGATGCCGACATACGGGGGTTTGAAGCAGCCATGAAAGCTGCCAGCGACAGCACCCGAAATTTCGGCAGTGTCTTTACCACCACGCTCAAAAGCGCGGTGACTTCCGGAAAGTCGCTGGAAGACACTTTGCGCGCCCTCGCGATGCGGCTGTCCACCCTGGCGCTCAACAGTGCGCTGGCACCCATCGAGAAAGGGATTTCCGGCACTGTTAACGCGTTGCTGCAGAACATGCTGACAGCAAAGCCTTATGCCAGGGGCGGTGCGTTTTCGGGAGGCGCGGCGATTGACGCCTTTGCAAGGGGCGGGGTTGTTTCCGGCCCCACGCTGTTTTCGCATCGCGGCGGAATGGGCGTGATGGGAGAGGCGGGGGCAGAAGCCGTTCTTCCCCTCTCCCGTGGCGCCGACGGCCGTCTTGGCGTGGCAGCAGACGGTGCCGCTGCTCCCGTCAATGTGGTGTTCAACGTCCAGGCCCGCGATGCGGAAAGTTTCCGGCGTTCAGAATCCCAGATGACGGCCATGCTGGCGCGGGCCGTGCGCCGTGGCAGCCGAAGCCTCTGACAAAGACCGGAGCAGAACAAACCGATGCCGCAGATTACAGCATTCCACGAAGTTCGGTTTCCGACCGCCATCGCGCTTGGCTCGACCGGCGGGCCGGAGCGGCGCACGGAAGTTGTCACGCTCGGGTCCGGCCGCGAGCAGCGTAATCAGCGCTGGGCCCGATCCCGCCGTCGCTACAACGCCGGTTATGGTGTCAAGACGCTGGATGATCTGTCGGAAGTCATCGCCTTTTTCGAGGCCCGGCGCGGCCGCCTCCATGGCTTCCGTTTCCGTGATCCCCTTGACAACAAGTCATGCCCGCCAGGCGGCACGGTTCAGCCGGTCGATCAGTTCATTGGTGTTGGTGACGGATCCAGCGCCGCTTTTCAGTTGGCCAAGAACTATGGCGAGGGCAGCGAAGCCTATCAGCGCGATATCCTCAAACCCGTAGAAGACAGCGTCAGCGTGGCTGTGGAAGGCATCATCAAGGTGGAAGGTCTTGATTATACGATCGACCATTCCACCGGCGTGGTTACTTTTATCCCGGGCAGGCAGCCCCAATCGGGAGAACAGGTCCATGCCGGGTTCGAATTCGATGTGCCGGTTCGCTTCGATGCCGACGAGATCGCGGTCAACATGAAGACATTTCTCGCCGGTGATATCGCCTCTATCCCGATCGTGGAGATTTTCCCGTGAAGGAACTGACGCCTGAATTTCAGGACCATCTCGATGGCGAGGTAACGGCCCTGTGCAATTGCTGGCAGATTCACCGCACCGATGGCGTGATCATGGGCTTTACCGATCACGACCGGGATATTGTCTTCGATACCATCACGCATCATGCGCATACGGGGCTTGAGGCAAGCGATGTGGAAACGACCAGCAGCCTGACGCCCGACAACCACGAAATTGCCGGAGCCCTGTCGAGCGCCGCTATCTCGGAAGCCGACATCGCCGCACGCATCTATGATGGTGCCCGTGTAGCCCACTATATTGTCAACTGGTCTGCACCCGGCGAACGGGTCCGCATGCACACCTATCTGATCAGCGAGATAACCCGGGAGGACGGCGCCTTCCGGGCCGAGCTGAAAAGCATCGCCGCCTTGCTCGATCAGATACGCACCCGCCGTTACGAGCGTCACTGCAGTGCACGGCTTGGCGATGGCGATTGCGGTGTCGATTTGACCGCCGGGCTGACGGACACCGGAACCATCGCCGAAATCGTGGGCGAAACGATCTGGCATGTCGCCGATCTGCCTGAACGGGTCGAGGGCTGGTATGCAGGTGGCTTGGTTTCCCTGCCGGATGATGGCGGAAAGAACCTCCAGATCGTCAGCGACCGACGGCTTGAAAACGGCAACCGTTCATTCGAATTCTGGTCAGCGCCGGTTGAGGCGGTCTCCGCACAAGATGCGTTTTCCGTCACACCCGGTTGCGACAAGCGGTTCGAGACCTGCCGCAAGAAATTTGCCAATGGTCTTAATTTCCGCGGCTTTCCCCACATGCCCACGGCGGAATTCATTTCCGCCTATGCTTCAAACGCCAGGAACATGGATGGCGGTCCGCTGTTCGAATGACCAGGGATGAACTGACCCGGTTGATCCTCGTTGAATGCGAGGCATGGATCGGCACGCCTTACTGCCACCAGGCTTCCTGCAAGGGGGTGGGATGCGACTGTCTTGGCCTGTTGCGGGGCCTGTGGCGGTTTCTATATGGAAGCGAACCTGAGGCAATGCCCGCCTATACCGGCGACTGGGGCGAGACGGATGGCGGTGACCCCCTGCTGGAAGCAGCCTTTCGGCATCTTCTTAAGGCAGATAGCGCGCAACCGGCCGATGTTGTCCTGTTCCGCTGGACTGATCAACTGCCGGCCAAGCATGTTGCCGTCATGACAGCTTCGGATGCGTTCATTCACGCCTGTGAACATTCAGGCGTGACCCGTGCCCGGCTGGGCTCGCACTGGCGCAGGAAAATGGCCGGGGTGTTCCGCTTTCCCCTGCCGGCTGAAATCACCATGAAATCGGATCGCTGACCATGGCAACGGTTGTTTTGCAGGTCGCCGGAGCTGCCATTGGTGGCGCCATCGGCGGTCCTTTCGGTGCGATGCTGGGGCGTGCTGCCGGTGCAGCCGCCGGCTATTCCATCGACCGGAAACTGTTTTCCGGCGAACAGGTCATCGACGATGGCCGTCTGGATGAAACAAGGTTCCTGGCAGCCAACGAGGGTGAATCTGTTCCCCGTGCCTATGGCCGTGTGCGCCTTGGCGGGCAAATCATCTGGGCGACGCGGTTCAGGGAAGTCCGCAAGAAGAAAAAGCAGAGTGGCGGCAAGGGCGGCGGCCCCAAAACCACGACCACCACCTATTCCTACTACGCCAATTTCGCCATTGGCATCTGCGAAGGCGAAATCGCCCATTTCGGACGCATATGGGCCGACGGGACCGAACTCGACCGTACCAGATATACGATCCGCCTTTACCGCGGCACTTCGGACCAGCTTCCCGATCCCCTGATCGAGGCAAAGCAGGGATACGGGCTCGCACCGGCATTTCGTGGAATGGCCTATGCGGTCTTCGAGAACTTCCCGATTGCAGATTATGGCAATCGCATTCCGCAAGTCAGCTTCGAGGTAATCCGCTCCGTTGCTGCCGCCGACAGGGAAATCCGCTCGGTAAACCTGATCCCTGGTGCCACGGAATTCGGATATTCCCCGCACCTGGTTGCCAGCAATCACCGGGGGAGACACACGAGCGAGAACCGCCACACTCTGGTTGCCCGGACAGACTGGCAGGCATCGCTTGATGAACTGCAGGCGCTGTGCCCAAATCTTCAATCCGTCAATCTGGTGGTTGCCTGGTATGGCAATGATCTGAGAGCCGGACACTGTTCGATAGAGCCGCGGGTAACCCATCACGATCCGGCACGTGCGGCCTGGAGCGTCAGCGGCGCGGGAAGGCTCGGTGTCAACCGTGTCAGCCAGATCGACGGACGGGCGGCTTTTGGTGGCACGCCGGACGATGCCTCGCTGGTCGCGGCGATCCAGGACCTGAAAGCCCGCGGATTGAAGGTAATCTTCTATCCCTTCATCATGTTGGATATTCCACCGGAAAACGGGCTGCCGGACCCTTATGGCGCGTCAGAGCAGCCGGCCTTTCCCTGGCGCGGACGCATTACCTGTCACCCCGCACCGGGTCTGACCGGCAGTCCGGATCAAACCGCCGGCGTTTCCGCGGAAATCTCCTCTCTTCTGGGGCCGGCACAACCGCAGCACTTTACCGTTGCAGGCAGCAGCGTTGCCTATAGCGGGCCTGACAGCTGGGGCCTTCGCCGCATGATCCTGCACTATGCCCATCTTTGCCAAATCGCAGGCGGTGTTGACGGGTTCCTGATCGGTTCGGAATTGCGTGCCCTGACCAGATTGCGGGACGATACCGGTGCGTTTGCCTTCGTTGCCGCGCTTAAAACTCTCGCAGGTGAAGTGCGCTCCATTTGCGGTCCTCAAACCGCGATCAGCTATGCGGCGGACTGGAGTGAGTATTTCGGCTATCACCCGCCGGGGCCGCACAACGATGTTCTGTTCAACCTCGACTCTCTCTGGGCCGATGCGAACGTCGATTTCATCGCCATCGACAATTACATGCCGCTATCCGACTGGCATGAAACGGGTGATCCCGGCCTTACGGACCAGCACGCCCTGCATGACAAGGCTTATCTGCAGGCAAACATCCAGGGGGGAGAGGGACATGACTGGTATTACCAAAATGCGGCCGATCGCGCTTCGGGCATCAGAACGCCAATCACGGACGGGTTGGGCGAACCCTGGGTCTGGTCTTGCAAGAACCTTAAGGACTGGTGGGCAAACCAGCACTTTGAGCGTATTGGCGGCGTGCGTTCCAGCGAGGCGACCGCGTGGGTGCCAGCTTCCAAGCCCTTCTCCTTCACCGAGCTTGGCTGTCCGGCAATCAACCGTGGCACCAACCAGCCCAACCTGTTTGTCGATGCCAAGTCGTCGGAATCTGCCGTGCCGTATTTTTCAAAGCGCGGCCGCGACGATCTTCTGCCTCTGCGCTATGCGCAAGCACATCTGGAATACTGGTCCCCGGACTATCCCGATGCCGATAGTGTCAATCCCGTTTCGCCAAGCCATGGCGGGCGCATGGTCACCCCGTCCGCCATCAGTTTGTGGGCCTGGGATACCCGGCCCTATCCCGCTTTCCCCGAGACACAGAATGTCTGGAGCGATGGAGAGAACTGGTATCGCGGCCATTGGCTAAACGGACGGCTGGGAACCTGCCCGCTGGACGATCTGATAACCGCTCTGTTTGCCGACCTTGGTTTGGCGCCGCCGCAATGCGCCGCGGACGGCCACCTGACGGGCTTTGTGGTCAAGGGCGGCGCCTCCCTGCGCGACGTGCTGGAACCTCTGCTCGCCACGTTCAATCTGGCAGTGGGAGAGCGGGAAGGCACACTGGTATTTAAAGGCAAGGGCCGCCTCAAAACGCTTGAAGTACCGGCTGAGGATCTGGTTCTCGAAGACGATGTCCCGGCAATCGCCGAAACCCAGGCCGGTGAAAACACGCTGCCTGCAAAGATCGTTGTCACCCATGGCGAGGTGGAGAGCGGCTATAACAGCGTGACGACCACCAGCCGGATGCTCGATACCGCAAGCGAGCACGAAATGGCGATCGAACTGCCCGCGGTATGGGCGCGCGATGGGGCGGAGGCAGCAGCCACCGCCCGGCTACGGGACTATTGGGCTGCCCGCCGCAAGCAGCAATTTTCGGTTTCGGGCAAATGGCTTGCCCTTGAAGCGGGCGATGTCGTTACAACCGGGCAAGGTGAACTGTATCAAATCCGTTCTGCAAGCCATGGCAGGATAAAGGCTGTTGAAGCGACACGCTTTACCCGTTTTGAGGAAGCAGCCCAATGGACGGGGGCGTCGGTAGCGCCGGTGCAGGATGCCCTTTATGCAGGAGCGCCGCGGGCCGTCATGATCAACCTGCCGCTGGCACAGGGCGAGTCTTCGCCCGTGCCCCGACTGTATGCGGCAGTTTATGCCGAGCCATGGTCCGGCAGTTACATCATTGAAAGTTCCCCCGGTTCAAGCGGGTTCGAGCCTGTCGCGACGGTCCAAGGCGGCGCCACCTTCATGGAGCTTTTGGAGCCGTTGGCGCCGGGTCCCCTTGGCCGCTGGGATCGCGCTGCAAGGCTGCGCGTGAAGCTCTATGGCAGCGAATTGGAATCCCTCGATAAGCTTTTGGTATTTTCAGGGCGAAACGCGGTTGCGGTGGAAACCCAGCCCGGAGCGTTTGAGATACTGCAGTTTGCCAATGCCGAATTGACCGGCCCGGATGAATGGGTGCTCACCGGCCTCCTGCGCGGGCAATTGGGCAGTGAAGGTGAAATGGCATACGGCGCACAGGCTGGCGCGACGGCAATCGTGATCGATGAAACGCTGGTACCCGTCCCTGTTCCCGCTGCCCATACCGGCTTGGCGCTCAACTACCGCATCCTGCCGGCGGGCGATCTGCCCGGTGCAGACAGCACGGTGGCAGTGACGGCTGTCTGTTCGGCCCTGGGCGCCAGACCGTTGAGCCCGGCTCATTTGCGTGCCGCGAAGGTGGCCGACGCGATCGATCTAGCCTGGATACGGCGATCGCGACTGGAAGGCGACAACTGGGAAATTCCCGAGCCGCCGCTCGATGCGGACAGCGAACGCTATCGCGTCACCATTCGCGATCAGCAGGAAAACGTGCTGCGCCAATGGGAAGTACATGCGGCCACTGCCAGCTATGCCGACGCAGACCGGCTTTCAGATGCCGGTTCATTGCAAGCGCCGGTGATGATCGAGGTGGTGCAGCTTGCCTCCTCCGGCAGAGCTGGCCCGCCAGCGCGGTATTTCTTCACCCCCAACCCATGAAGCAAACAAAGGACAACGCCATGATTGATGAAAAACCCTGGTACTTTTCAAAAACCATCTGGGGCTCGCTCATCGCGGTTGCTTCAGCGCTCGGTTCGATGCTTGGAATTTCCCTGGATCAGGCAACCCAGGCCGAACTTGCCGACATAGTGGTGCAACTGGCGGGAGCGGCCGGGGCACTTGTCGCAATTTACGGACGCTTGGCGGCGACCGAGATCATTTCCTGACTGTGTAATGCGGCATGTTTGCTTCCTCGGTAAAACTGCTGGCAGCCATCACAAGGCTGCTGGCTGCACTGTTTGCGGCAGTCAACCGCTCCCGCCAGTTGCAATCAGCGCACCAGCGGTCTGATGAAGCGCGCAAGGCGGCGGGCTATGACCGCCTTCTAACAGCGCTCAAGGCGCGCCGCAAAGCTGCGGCAAAGTGGAAAGAACACCATGGCCAACCGGCACTTGGCCGCGCTGTGCCTGGCCGCCGCTCTTCTGACACTTAGCGGCTGTGCAAGTGGCCTCAAGCGACAGGAAGTCCGCAAGGAAATCCGCTACAGCGCTGGCGGGAACAAGGCGGAAGAATGGGTCTGTATCGCCTTCCTGCCGATTGAGTTTTCCGATGAGGATACAATACCCACCAAGGCTCAGATATTTGAGCATAACGCCGTATGGGATTCTCTGTGCCTGGACGACGTGAAATGA